AGTAAAGTATTGTGGAAATCTATGGATCAATTAGCAGAGAAATATCAACATTCTCCTTTAGATTATTTGTTATCTGTGTTAAACAATCCTGCAAGTGCACCTGAACGTAAATTATTTGCTGCTGAAAAGGCTGCACCTTACATTCATCCAAAACTTGCAAGTACTACAACAAAGATAGGAACAGATGCCCCAGTCGAAATTAAAGTCCAATGGGAAAAAGACGAAAGTAAAGATAGTTGAGGTTCCATATAAACCTAGACCTTATCAATTAGAGTGTCACAAGTCTTTAAAAAGATTTAATGTTCTAGTATGCCATCGTAGATTTGGTAAATCAGTATTATCTATAAATGAATTAATTAAAACAGCAGCAAAGAAACCTAGATCTTTGTGTGCATTCATAGCTCCAACATATCGCCAAGGAAAATCTATCGCTTGGGAATATTTAAAATTTTATACAAAACCATTAATGCATTGGGGTGGTGGAAGAAACGAATCAGAATTAAGAATAGATTTGTATAATGGATCTAGAATCCAAATTTTTGGGGCAGACAACCCAGATAGTATTCGTGGAATGGGCTTTGATGCAGTTGTCCTGGACGAATATGCTATTATGTCTCCAAGAGTATGGACAGAAATTATACGTCCTGCTATCGCAGATAAGCTAGGTTGGGTTATATTTATAGGTACACCAATGGGTCATAACTCATTTTGGGAAGTATATGATTTTGCTTTACGTGGTCATAAAGATTGGTATGGTAAATTATATAGAGCATCAGAAACTAATGTAGTACCTGATCATGAGTTAAAAGAAGCTCAAGCTATAATGACTCCTGAACAATATGATCAAGAGTTTGAATGTTCATTTACTGCAGCAGTATCAGGTGCATATTATGGTAGACTGATAACTAAAGCAGAAAAAGAAAAAAGAATTACTAAAGTACCATATGATGAAAGCGTTGGAGTTGAGACGTGGTGGGATTTGGGAATAGGAGATTCAACATCTATTTGGTTTGCACAAAGAATAGGTGAAGAAATTCATTTGATAGATTATTACGAAACATCAGGTGAATCTTTAGCTCATTATGCTAATGTGTTAGAAGAAAAGAATTACGCATATTCTTCTCATATAGCACCTCATGATATAACAGCTAGAGAATTAGGAACAGGTAAATCTAGACTTGAAGTTGCAAACGAATTAGGTATAGATTTTGATGTGGCTCCAAAATTAGAAGTACATCATGGAATAGAATCAGTAAGAAATGCTTTACCTAATTGTTGGTTTGATAGAGAAAAATGCAAAGTAGGTCTTGATGCATTAAGACAATATCGAAAACAATGGGATGAAAAAAACCAAGTGTTTAAAAATAAACCTCACCATAACTGGTGTTCACACGCAGCTGATAGCTTTAGGTATGGATGTGTATCCGAACCAATTGATACATCAGACTGGGATAGACCAATAACAGTAGATACAAAATACGTAATATGAAAAAATCAAAACAAGAAATATTATCAGTACTAAGCAGAGAGATTCACAATGCATCAGGTTACATTGGTGGTGAGCTAGTTGCTAGAAGAAAAAAATCATTAGAATATTATTTAGGAATGCCTCTTGGTAATGAACAAGAAGGACGTTCTCAAGTTGTTTCTAATGATGTAATGGACACAGTAGAAAGTTTAATGCCATCTCTAATGAAGATATTTACTTCTGGAGATAATGTATTTCAATGTGAAGGTGTTGGGCCTGAAGATGAAGAAATGGCTAGACAAGCATCTGATTATATTAACCATGTATTCTTAAAAGAAAATAATGGATTTACAGCTTTATATTGTGCATTTAAAGATGCATTAATACAAAAGAATGGTATCTTAAAAGTATATTGGGATAGTGCAAATAAAACTGAAAGAGAAGAATATACTAGATTAACAGATGATGAGTTTAATGATTTAGTATCAGATTCACAAGTAGAAGTTAAAAATCATTCTGAATATGAAGAATCTATTACAGATGATAGAGGACAAGAAATAGATAAAGTTACCTTACATGATGTAGTTATTCATAGAACATCATTATATGGTGGAGTTAAAATAGAACCAGTACCACCTGAAGAATTTTTAATTGAAAGAAGATGTAAAGATTTACATTCAGCTAACTTTGTTTGTCATAGAACAAATAAAACTAAAACTGAATTAGTAGAAATGGGATTTGATCCTGATGTAGTTGAAGGACTACCAACAGGAGATCCAGATTTTTATACAGAAGATAAGTTTGTTAGACATCAAAACGTAGATTTTTCTCATGGAGATAATACAGGAGATACAAGTACAGAAGATGTTTTAATCCATGAATGTTATGTTAAAATGGATTTAGATGATGATGGCAAAGCTGAGCTTGTTAAAATTATTGTAGCTGGTGATGGTAAGCATTTATTAGATATAGAAGAAATAGACACTATACCTTTTATATCTATGACTCCAGTTATCATGCCACACAGATTTCATGGTAGATCTATTGCAGAGCTAGTAGAAGATATACAATTAATTAAATCTACTGTAATGAGACAAATGTTAGATAACATGTATCTAACTAATAATAATAGAGTTGCAATCCAAGATGGTCAAGTAGCTATGGACGATCTCCTAACTAATAGACCTGGAGGAATTGTAAGAACTAAACAACCACCACAAAATGTAATGATGCCTATTCAGGCACAACCTATTACAGAACAAGCTAGTGGTATGTTAGCATATCTTGATGCAGTAAAAGAAACTAGAACTGGTGTAAGTAGAACTTCACAAGGTTTAAATTCAGATAGCTTAAATAATAAAACAGCTACTGGTATGAACCAAGTATTAACACAATCTCAAATGAGAATGGAGTTAATTGCTAGAATCTTTGCAGAAACAGGTGTTAAAGATTTAGCATTAAAAATATTTGAACTTGTTTGTAAATATCAAAACAAAGAAAAGATAGTAAGAATCAGAGGTAAATATATACCTATGAGACCTTACGAATGGAAAGATAGAGTTAATGTTACTGTTCATGTTGGATTAGGATCAGGTTCTAAAGAACAACAATTAATTATGGTTAATGCTATTCTTGAAAGACAAATGCAGGCAATAAACCTACAACAAAATGTTTATGGCCCAATGGTTAATTTAAGAAATATTTATAACTCATTAAAGAAATTAGTTGAAAATGCAGGTTTAAATAATGTAGAACCTTTCTTTATGGATCCAGATGTTGGTGCATCTCAAATGCCACCACTTCCTCCTAAACCACCAACTGAGTTTGAAAAAGTTACTTTAGCTCAAGTACAAGGTGAGAACCAAAGAGCACAGCTAAAAGCTGAAACAGAAGTCAAACGTATAGAATCTACTATGCGTGAATCTTTATTAGATTTTGAGTTGAAAATAAAAGAACTTGAGTTACAATATGGTTCTAAAATAGATGAATTAGAATTAAAACGAAGATCTATGTTAGAACAAACTGATCTTTCTAAATCAGGTGATTTAATGAAAGAAATAATAAAGGGTCAAGGACAATTCTTTAATGGACAAAGACAAACAAATACAGAAGGGCAAGAGAGCAGAACAACTCCTCAACGATCCCCTTCTAAAAACAGCATTTGAAGATCTCTTAGAAATATATAAGCAAGAGATTTTTAATACAAATTTCGCTGACGATGATAAGCGTAAACACCTTTGGGTAGCCTACAATATGGTAGACAAAATCAGAGGACATTTACAAAGTATCATGGCTAGTGGAAAACTAACTCAACAAGAGTTAGATCAATTAAATACAAGACGTTAATCTAACGAAACGTCAAATACGTCAACCAATTACGAAAGGAACGTTATGGCAGAAGCCGACATACAAGGTGCAGCTGATAAAATTTCAGGAATATTGAATCCATCGGATCAACAAGAAACTGAAGTAAAAAAGACTGAACCATCAGAGTCGCCTGAGACACAGGCAGCAGAAAGTGAACCAACGTCTGAGGTAACCGAAGCAGAGACTCCTGAGAATACTGAGGTAACAGAAGAAACACAAACAGAATTAGAGGAACCAGAACTCCACCGAGTTAAGATACAAGGTCAAGAGTTAGAGGTCACCCTTGATGAGCTGAAAGCAGGTTATTCTAGAGACTCAGATTATAGACAAAAAACTCATTCTTTAAGCCAAGAGAAAAAATCACTTGAGGAACAAAAGAATAGTTTGCGTCAAACTTATGAAACTCGTTTATCAGAGTTGAACAACTTAATAGCAACTGCTGACGCAACTGTCAGACAAAAACAAGGAAGCGAAGATCTTGAAAAACTTTACGAAGAAGATCCAACAGCTGCAGCACGACTGGACTACCAGTTAAGACAACAACAAGAGCAGCTAAGTGAAATACAAAGTAAAGCAAAAGAAGCTCAACAAAAACAATACCAAGAGTTCCTTGATACACAGAAAGAGTTAGCAGCACAAAAAATACCTGAGTTTGCAGATCCTAAAAAATCTGATTCATTTAAAACTAACCTACGTAATTCATTACGAGACTATGGTTTTAATGATCAAGAAATTGGAACACTTGCAGATCATAGATTTTTAATGGTTGCAAAAGATGCTATGAGCTATCAATCTTTAAAAGATAGAAAACCTATCATACAAAAGAAAGTAGCTAATGCACCTAAAGTAGTAAAAGCAGGTACAGCTAAGTCGTCAACAAGTTCTGGTAGAGAGTTAATAAGAAATAAAATTGGCAAGGTTCGTAAGACAGGAAACATTAATGATGCTTCTTCTGCGATTCTTGACATTATTAATCTTAAATCTCAACAAAGGAAATAAACAATGGCACAACCAACTAATACGTTTGACACGTACGATTCAGTAGGGGAAAGAGAAGATCTTTCAGATGTTATCTATAGCATCTCTCCTACAGATACGCCATTCTTAAGCTCAGCAGCAAAAACTCAAGCTACTGCAGTTTTACACGAATGGCAAACCGACTCACTAGCAGCAGCATCTACTTCAAATGCTGTAATTGAAGGTGATGAAGCAACTCTAGACGCATCAACTGCAACTAGCAGATTATCTAACTCTTGCCAAATCATGGACAAGACTGTGGTAATTACTGGTACTCAAGAAGCAGTAGATAAAGCAGGTAGAGCATCTGAAATCGCTTATCAAATTGCTAAAAGAGCTAAAGAGTTAAAAAGAGACATGGAAGCTACTTTGACTGGTAACCAAGCAGAAGTTGCTGGTAACAGTACAACAGCTAGAAAATTTGGATCTCTTGGTGCATGGGTTGCATCAAATGATGATCTAGGTGCTTCTGGTTCATCAGGTGGAGCTGGTAACACAGCAAGAACTGATGGTACTCAAAGAGCCTTCACAGAAGCTCAATTAAAATCAGTTATCAAATCAGTATGGAATGCTGGTGGTGACCCTTCAATGGTTATGGTGGGCCCATTCAACAAACAAAAATTATCAGGCTTTACTGGTAATTCTACTAGATTTGATGCAGGTGCAGACGCTACATTATACACTTCTGTAGACGTTTACGCTTCAGACTTCGGTCAGTTACAAGTAGTACCTAACAGATTCTCTAGAGATAGAGACGCTTATGTACTAGACATGAACTACTGGGGTATTGCATTCTTAAGAGATTTCTCTATGCATGAACTTGCTAAAACAGGTGACACAGAGAAAAGACAGCTTTTAGTAGAAGCTACTCTTGAGTCAAGAAATGAAGCTGCATCTGGAATGGTTGCAGACTTAACTACTTCATAATAATTATAACTGTTTGGGGGAGTAACCTTTTAATCTGCTCCCCCAGCAGATTCTAAACAATTGAAGATCTGAGAGAGGGTTAGGATCGGAACAATTAAGGAACACAATGAGAACATTAAACGACTATTTTATAACTTCAACTATCGCAGACATCAGCACAGCATCTTCAACTTTTGTTGCAGTACCTGATGGTGGAAAAATTATTAAAATTCTTACAGCTTTACAAGGAGCTATTTCTGGAGCAAATGCAGGAATATCTTTTGAAATTGGTGGAACTGCAGTAACTGGTGGTGGCATAACTGTTGCACACTCTGGTTCAGCAGCAGGTGATGTAGACACAGCAGAACCTACAGCAGCTAATAACGTAGAAGAAGGTGGAACTATCGAAATGATTACAGATGGTGCATCTACTGGTGCTAAAAAATTAGTAGTAACATTTGTTATTAGAAGATAATTAATTCTGGGGGTGGCAACATCCCCAAACAAAAGGAGAACAAAATATGTACGGGAGTAATTACGCAATGAGACCTCTAACTACACAAAAAGTTACATCTTCTGGTTCGTCTGCACAATCTTCTGCATTTAGTGATAATATTGAATATATTAGAATTATACCAGATGCTGATTGTCATATAGAATTTGGAGTAAATCCAACAGCAACAACATCTAAAATATTTTTAGAATCTAAAACTTCTGAATGTTTTAAAGTTTCGCCTGGCGAAAAAGTAGCTGTAATAGGATCAGTAAATTTATACGTAACAGAACTATCAGAATAGTATGGGAAAAGTCAGAGCTGTAGACTACGATAATGGAATAAAGACTAAGTATATCCAAGAATCAGATGGTAAACTAACTATTAATAATGAACAAAATGTTAATGGTTTATTAGATAGAAATAAAAAGCTATATAATGATACTGATCAAGGATGGGTTTCTAAAGCAAAAGAAATGAAACGAGTAGCTAGTGTTCCACCTCTTGTTCTACAGATCTGGGCTAAAGAATATAATGGAAGCAACAATTGGTTTGCTTTACCAAAAGACATACAAAGAAAAATAATGAAAACTAAGCTTAATAGTAATGAGTTTAGATATTTTAGAACAGCGTCAGGAAATTTATAATGGCTATATCAACATATGCACAACTTAAAACATCTATTGCAAACTGGTTAAATCGTAGTGATTTAACTTCAGAAATTAGTGATGATTTTATAAAACTATGTGAAGCAGACTTTAATGCTAAACTTAGAATAAGACAAATGGAACAGCAAGATGATGTTACAATTGATGCTGAACAAGTAACAGTACCTACAGGATTTATAGCTGTTAGATCATTTTATATAGATTCAGGTGTAAAATATCCTTTAGAATATATAACACCAGCTAATATGTTTGAAATAAAAGGTGGTTCTAGAACTGGTAGACCTAGAGCTTACACAATAGAAAGCGATAATGAAGTTGAAAAATTTAGATTTGCTCCTAGCCCTGATGTTTCTTATACTGGCAAGTTATCATATTACAAAGCTATATCAGAGCTTAGTGATACTAATACATCAAATTATATTTTAGCAAAACATCCAGCTATTTATTTATATGGTTCATTATATCATGCTGCTAATTTTCTTGGTGGTGTAGAACCAAATCAAGCACAACAATGGTTAGCAATGTATGTGTCAGCTCTTGAAAGATGTGAGAACAATGACAAACAAGATACATATGGCAATGCACCAGTTGTTCAAAGAACAGACGTACAAACAGACTTATCATTTTATAGGCAAAGATAATGCAGATACCTTTTGGAGAATGGCTACCTGATCAACCTGAACATTTGAATCCAGGAGCTAACGTAGCAACTAATGTATATTATGCTCTTAATTCTTATAAGAGATTTCCTTCTTTGGTAGATTATTCTTCTAATAATATTACTAAAGATTCTAGAGGTGCAGGATCTTTTAGAGATAATGCAGGTAATGTATATAATTTTGTTGCAACTAACACAGATATTTATCAATTAGATGGTGGTACATTTACATCAAGAAAAGGATCTTTAACAGGTGGAAATACAGATTTTTGGACATTTACACAATTTGGAAATTATATTATTGCTAGTAATGGAGTTGATGTTCCTCAGTATTATCTAATGGGTACTTCAACTAACTTTGCAAATCTTAGTGCAATACAAACTGCAGGAACAACACCTAGCTTTAAAGTATCAGGAGTTATTCGAGACTTTTTAGTTACAGGTAACCAAAGCTCAAATCAAAATAGAATACAATGGTCAGGTATTAATGATATTACTACTTGGTCAGGTAAACAAGCAGACTTACAAGACCTTCCTGGATCAGGAGGAGAAATTACCCATATAACATCTGGAGAAATTTCATATGTCTTTAGACAAAACCAGATAATTCGTATGGACTATGTCGGAGGAGCTACAGTATTCCGACTATCAGTAATCTCACCTAATAGAGGTGCAGTATATGGCAGAACTGTAGCTCAAGATAATAGACGTGTATTTTTCTATGCAGATGATGGATTTTTTGAGCTTAATGGAGACAATGTAATATCTATTGGTGCAGAAAAAGTTAATAGATTTTTTGATTTAAATTTAAATAAAGCATTTACAGATAGAATTTGTGCAGCTGTAGATCCATTTAATCAACTAGCATTATGGTTGTACCCTAGCGTAAATAATACTTCCAATACAACTGGAATTTGCGATAGAATTATAATCTATAATTATGCTACAAAAAAATGGTCTCTTGCAGAAGCTAACGCAAGTACAATTTTTAGCCAATTTGTAGGAGCTTATACTGTAGAATTAATGGATATTATTTCAGGAAACTTAGATCAAATTAATATTGCATTAGATACTGACTTTTGGAATGGTGGACAAAGATATTTAGGTGCAATTGATAGTAGTTACAAAGCAGCTATTTTTTCTGGAACAGATAATGAAGGTGAAATAGAAACATCTGAAGTAGAATTATTTCCAGGTTTAAGAAGTAATGTTCAAAGTATTAGACCTATAGTAGATGCAGAAGCAACAGTTACTATTAAAACTAGAGATAGATTAACTGATAATATAAATGAATCTTCTTCTGTTTCTATGAATGGAACAGGTATTAATCCAGTAAGACAATCTGGTAGATACGTAAAAATTAATGTTAAAACTCCGAGTGGAACTCCTTGGAGTCATGCACAAGGTATAGATCTTATTGCATCAAAAGCAGGATTAAGATGACAGACAAAACTGATATAGATAATGTTAGATATAGTTTTGAAACACAAGAATTTTTTCAAAGACAAATTGAAGAAGCAATTAACACTTTGATAAATGAAAAGAATAAAGAAAACCAAAAAGCATATGCTTGGTTTATAGGAGATTAAAATGGCAGGAATAAAAGATTATTCAACAACACAAGCTAGTAATACATCATTAAATAGTATCTCTGTTGCAGAAGGTATGTTACCTTCTAATATTAATAATGCTATTAGAGCATTAATGAAAAATACTAGAGAATGGTTTAATGATTCACAATGGGTAGAATATGGAGATGGTGATGGAGCGTACACAGCAGCATATGCTAGTGGTACGTCTTTTACTATTAATGGTGTAGATGTAACTGCTATTTATCATGCTGGAAGAAGAATTAAATTAACTGCTTCTACTCCAGGAACTATCTATGGTACTATTGCTAGTACATCATTTTCTACAAACACAACAGTCAATGTAACATGGGATTCAGGCTCATTATCTAATGAAGCTATTTCTAATGTTTATATTGCTGCTTTATCTGCAACTAATAATTCAATACCTTCTGGTGTTATTTCAACTGCAACTCTTGCAGATGGATCTGTAACTACTGTTAAATTAGCAGCTGATGCTGTAACAAATGCTAAAATTGCAGATGACAGCATAGACTCAGAACATTATGTTGATGGATCTATAGACACAGCTCATGTTGCAGACTCACAAATTACTACAGCAAAGATTGCTGATACAGCAATTACTACAGCAAAAATTACAGATGCAAATGTTACTACAGCTAAAATTGCAGCAGATGCAATTACTGGAGCTAAAATAGCTGATGATGCTATTAATAGTGAACACTATACAGATGGATCTATTGATACTGCACATATAGCTGATGCTAATGTTACACTTGCTAAACTTGCTGCAAGCTCAGTAAACTCATCTAAAATTGTAGATGATTCTATTGTAAATGCAGATATTAATTCTAGTGCAGCAATTGATGCAACTAAAATACATGATGGTACAATTTCTAATACAGAATTTGGTTATTTGAATGGTGTATCATCTGCAATACAAACTCAATTAGATGCTAAACTTACAGCATCAAATAACTTATCAGATTTAGGAGCTGCATCAACAGCTAGAACTAATTTAGGTTTAGGAACTATTGCAACTCAAGATGCAAATAATGTTACTATATCTGGTGGTAGTGTTACAGGTCTTGGAGCACCTTCAGGAACTTCTGATGCTGCAACTAAAAATTATGTAGACCAAGCTGTTGCTGGACTAAGAACTAGAATTGTAGCAGAATGTGCTACTACAGCTAATATAGATTTAACAGCAGATTTACAAAATGGTGATACTATTGATGGAGTAACTCTTGCTACTGGAGATAGAGTTTTAGTTAAAGATCAATCAACAGGATCACAAAATGGATTATATACAGTAGTAGCTAGTGGTACTGCAAGTAGAGATACTGAATACGATACTATTGCTGAGTTATCTGGTCAAATGGTTGTTATTAATCAAGGTACAACAAATGACAATAAAATCTTTTTATGTACTACAAATAATACAGCTACATTAGGATCTGATACAATAACATTTACAGTTATTACACCTGCTAATGTTGGAACAGTAACTTCAGTAGGAGTAGCTGATGCAGGTTCATCAGAATTTACAGTAGCAAACTCACCAATTACTTCATCAGGAAATATTACATTAGCAGTTAATTCAATTGCTAATACTAAGATTACAGGATTAGGAACTTCATCTACATTAGATGTTGGAACTTCTGCAAATAATGTAGTACAATTAAATGGTTCTGCACAATTACCTGCTGTAGATGGTAGTCAATTAACAAATTTAAACGCAGCAACAAATGGATTTGCAATTGCAATGGCGATTGCTTTATAAGGAGAAAACATGGCACAAAACTTTAGAAGATACACAAGCAACGATGTAGGAACATCTGCAGCAACTTTATTTACTGCAGACAGTTATGATACAGTAGTTGGTATATCAGTTTCAAATGTAACAACATCAGCTGTTGTAGCATCTGTATATATCAATGATGGTTCAAATGACATCTATCTTGTTAAAGATGCACCAATACCAACTGGTTCATCATTACAAGT